ATACAAACTGCTATAAACAATGCAAGTCCTGAACAACTATTACAATTAAAACAAGCAGAAAAAGATTTTGAAATTCGCATGAAAGAACTAGATGTGGATGTATTTAAGCTAGAAGCAGAAGATAAAAAAGATGCTAGAGGTAAATTTAGTAAAGATTGGACAGCTAGAATTATGGGTATTGCAACTGTCGGTGGTTTTCTTGGATATATATTTTTAGTAACACTACAACCACCAGAACAAAACAGTGAAGCATTAATTAATTTAGTTCTTGGATACTTAGGGGGATTAGCAAGTGCAGTTATTTCGTTTTATTTTGGAGCATCTAATTCCAGCGATAAAGGAGAATAATATGAATATATCTGGAGAAGGTATTTCTTTAATTAAAAAGTTTGAGGGTTGTGAATTAGAATCATATCAAGATGCAGTTGGTGTATGGACTATTGGTTATGGTCATACTAAAGATGTAAAAGAAGGTATGACAATTTCTAAAGAACAAGCAGACAATATGTTATTAAATGAACTTGATGAATACTGTGAGCATGTAGAAAAAGCAGTTCAAGTAAATTTAGATCAATGTCAGTTTGATGCTTTAGTATCATGGACATACAACTTAGGACCAACAAATCTTAATAACAGCACAATGCTAAAAGTATTAAATGCTAAAGAGTATGAAGAAGTTCCTAATCAAATAAAGCGTTGGAATAAAGCAGGTGGTAAAGTTTTACAAGGTTTAGTAAGACGCAGAGAAGCTGAGGCACTTTTATTTCAAGGTAAAGATTGGACAGAGGTGTAAAATGCCTTTTTCTAAATTTGTTTTCAAACCCGGAATAAATAAAGAAGGAACAAACTACTCTAATGAGGGTGGTTGGTTTGATGCAGATAAAGTTAGATTTAGAAAAGGCAGACCTGAAAGAATAGGTGGTTGGGAGAAAAATTCTGCTAATTCATTTATAGGTACAGCTAGAAAAATTCATGTATATAAAGATACGAATCAAGCTCAATATAATTTAGTAGGTACACATAAAAAACTATATGTGCAAGAAGGTAATATATTTAATGATATTACACCTATTAGATCAACAACTGGTGCAGGAGATGTTACTTTTTCAGCATCTAACGGAGATGCAACACTAACTATCACAGATACAGCACACGGAGCAGTACAAGGTGATTTTGTTACTTTTAGTGGTGCAGCTACATTAGGTGGAAATATAATAGCTTCTGTTTTAAATCAAGAGTATGAAATAGCTACTATTGTTAATGACAATTCATATACAGTAGAAGCTAAAGATACTTCAGGATCAACAGTAACTGCAAACTCATCAGATACTGGTAATGGTGGTAGTTCTACTGTTGGTGCTTATCAAATAAATGTAGGGTTAGATACTTATGTTTCTTCTACTGGATGGGGTGTAGGAACATGGGGTGCAAGTACATGGGGTTCTGCAACAGCATTAACTGCTGATAATCAATTAAGATTATGGTCACTAGACAATTTTGGTGATGATGGTTTATGTTTAGCTAGAGGTGGTGCTTTATTTTATTGGGATGAATCATCAGGTGTTACTACTAGAGCAGTAGCAGCAAGTAGTAGAGCAGGTGCAAGTGATACACCAGTAAAAGCCTTACAAATAATGATGTCAGATGTTGATAGGCATGTTATAGCATTTGGTTGTAATCCAATAGGTTCAACTACAATAGACCCATTATTAGTTCGTTTTTCAGATGCAGAAAATGCAGTTGATTGGACACCTACAGCAACTAACTCAGCAGGTGGAGTGCAACTTTCTACAGGCTCACAAATTATTGGAGCATTACAAACAAGACAAGAAATACTTATTTGGACTGATGCAGGTATTGTATCTATGCGTTTTGTTGGAGCACCTTTTACATTTAGCTTTAATGAGGTAGCAACAGGTATGTCTTTAATATCTCCTAATGCTGTTGCAACAGGGGGTAATACAATTTTCTTTATGGATAATGGTGCCTTTTATCAATATGCAGGTTCTTTACAAAGATTGCCTTGTACTGTATTAGATCACATATTCGATGATATTAACTTAGACCAAGCATTTAAAATATTTGCAGCACCAATACCACAACACAATGAGATTATATGGTTTTATCCAAGTGCTGATTCTCAAGAAGTTAATAGATATGTAACTTATAATTACTTAGAACAATCTTGGACTATAGGTACAACAAGTGATGGATTTACAAGAACAGCATGGAATCCAGCATATATATTAAAACATCCTGTTGCTGCTGGAAAATTAGATACTACTGATACTAATTATTTATATAACCATGAAGTAGGACATAGTGCTGATGGATCGTCATTCACAGCATTTATAGAATCATCAGATTTTGACTTAGACCCTGATGGTGAAAGATTTATGTTTATATCTAAATTAATACCTGATTTACAATATAGAGGTTCAGATGATACTGCTAATACAGTTAATTTTGTAATTAAAGGTAGAAACTATCCATTAGAAAGTTTATCTACACTACAAACTGTTGCAGTTACGCCTAACTCAACTTTTACAAATACAAGAGCAAGAAGCAGACAAAGTGCTATTAGAATAGAAAATACAGCAGATAATTTTGGATGGCGATTAGGTGATTTAAGATTAGAACTTAGACAGGATGGCAAACGATAATGGCAGAAAAAACAAGTGTACCTTTACCTTTAGCTAATCAAGAATATGACGAAATAAATGAAGCTATAACTAGAAGAACTATTGAACAAGCAATTCAAGATATAAATGCTGAGATAGGAACTTTAAAAGCTATGCAACAATCAAACATTAGTAAGTCAGTTCGTAGGCATCAATTTTTATTAATGGGTGTAAAACATGGCTGATAATTTAAAAGTATTAGGACAGTTAGACCCAGCAGCAACTACAACTACTGTGCTTTATACAGTGCCTGATAAAACTCAAACAACTGTAAGCTCAATCGTAGCAGCTAATAGAACAGGCTCTGCAATAACTTTTAGATTAAGTGTGCATGTAAATGGTGCAGGTGCAGATGATAAACAATTTTTATTTTATGATAAATCAGTAGCAGCAAATGATTCATTTTCTATTGTAATAGGAATAACTTTAAATCAAGGAGATGTTTTAAAAGTTTATACTAGTGCAGTAGATATGAGTTTTAATGTATTTGGATGTGAAACCTTAGAGGAAAGATAGATGGAAAATCTTAAAAACCAAGCAAATCAAGTAGCAAACGCAGGTCGTTTTGGCGATAGTATGTTGGTGCATATGAACCCTATAGAAGTACAGGGTTTAGCTAGTAGTATGCCAATGACTATTAATCCACAAACAGGACAGCCTGAAATGTTTTTACCTTTTCTTGCACCTTTACTAGGTGGTGCAGCAGGTACTGCTTTGTTTTCAGGAATAATGAGTCCAGCAGTAGCAGGTGCAGTAGGTTCAGGATTAGCTACAGCAATAGCAGAAGGTGATCTTAAAAAAGGAATCATGGCAGGTATTACAGGATTTGGTATTGGTAATGTTTTAGGTCAAATAGGTGCAGGAACTAAAGGTGCAGCCGATCAAGCTACAAAAGAATTTATAGAAGCAGCAGCAGAACAAACCGGATCAGCAGTAGCAACTAATCCTGTAATAACTCAAGCATTGGCAGATCAAGCAGCACAAGCACAAGTAGAAAGTGCAATGGCAGGATTTACTGGAAATGTTACTAATTTAGGTCAAGCAGCAGATATATTAGGTCAAGATTTATCAGGCATTAATCAGGCTATTGCTGATAATTTAACTACTAAAGCTGATGTATTAGCACAAGCATCAGGTAAATTAGATGTAGGTGCTGGTGATAGATTAGGAATGATAGGTAAAAATTTATTTAGTGGAGACACTTTATCTGCATTAGCACAACCAGCATCTTATGTACCAATAGCTTTAGGTGAAGGATCACGAGGAGTTATGGAAGCACAAGAGCAGTTTGAAGAAGATATGCGTAAATTTGCACAAGAAGAAGAAGAAAGAAAGAGAAGGCTTTATGAAATGAATCCTGAGCAAATACCTTTTGGAAGTCCTTTTTATGGATCAGCTAAAGAAGGTGGAATAGTAGGAATGGCTAATGGTCAACAAGTTCCCTCTTTTGAAGAAATAT